AAGAAACTGGAACGAGGGAGATGAAAAACATACTAAGAAACTTCACTTCACGCATTATCGTTATGTACCTGGCTTTGGATTTTATGGTCTTGGACTTATCCACTTCCTTGGTAACCTCACAATGTCCGCCACTGCAGCAATGCGGTCACTACTTGATGCAGGTCAGTTCGCTAACCTTCCTGGTGGCTTTAAGGCAAAAGGCGTTAGAATTGTCGGGGACAACGACCCAATCGCACCAGGGGAATTTAAAGAAGTAGAATCGACAGGGGTAGACCTATCGAAGGCCATTGTGCCACTACCATTTAAAGAACCATCACAAACTCTATTCAACATGTTGACCTATGTCACTGGTGTTGGTCAGAAGTTTGCCGACAGTACAGAGCAAGTCATTGCAGATAGTGGGGGCTATGGTCCTGTCGGTACAACGATGGCATTGCTAGAAGCTTCAAGCAAGTTCTTCTCTGCTATTCACAAGCGGCTACACAAAGCACAACGTGACGAGTTTAAAATTCTGGCACGTGTAGACTACGAATATCTACCAGACGAGTATCCTTACGACCTTCCAGGATGCTGCGAGAAAGTATTAAAGTCAGACTTTGATGGACGTGTAGATGTTATTCCTGTGTCTGACCCGAATATTCCTTCTAATGCACAGCGTATGATGTTGATTCAAATGGTACAGCAGATTGCTTCGCAGTCTCCTCCAGGTATGTTTGATATGGAAGCAATTAACCGTATGCTTCTTGAATCAGCCAATGTTCCAGATGTAGAAAAACTTATGCCACGTAAAGAAGAGGCTGTACCACAAGACCCACTATCAGACATTATGACTGTATCTCAAGGCAAGCCTATTAAAGCTTTCAAAGGTCAAGACCATAATGCACATATCAATGTTAAGATGGCGTTTATTCAAAACCCATTGAACCAACAGAATCCTGCTTTGCCTCAAATTGCTGCAGCATTGCAAGCCAATATTGCTGAACATAGTATCCTTGGTTATCAAGAACAAATGGAAGGCATGATGAGGATGGCTATTGACAATCCTCAAATTGCAGAGCAGCTTGCTCAAATGCCTGACCCAGAATCAGCACTACAACTACAGGCTGCACAGCAGCTGCTTCAAGCTGCACAACAAGTTGCACAGGGCGGTCCAGTTACGCCAGAACAACAAATGCTTCAGCTAGAAGCACAGAAACTTCAGCTTGAACAACAGAAGAATCAAACTCTGGCTGCTAAAGAACAGGTCAATGCCGCAGTTAAGATGCGTGACCAAGACCTTAAAGAAATGAAAATAGCTATTGATGCGCAACAAAAAGGTACATCAGAACAAATGAGGGCTATTCAGAAAGATGAAGACCGCAGTAATAAACGAGCCATTGAAGCAATGAAACTGCTTGGTAGTCTTATTAAGTCACAAGAAGCTAATGACCTTGATGAGTCTAAAGCTACAGCTAATCTTTTAATGCAGCTTATGAAAGAAGATAATCCTGGGGTTTAATTAATGTCTGGTATTTTAGGTAAGATAGGAACTACCGTAGCTAAAACATTATCTAAAGATGCTGCTAAGTCTGCTATCTCTAAAAAAGGAATTAGTGAGTTAGCTGAAGAAGCATCTACAAAACCTTCGGCTCTTAGAGAACTTGAAAATTTACCTGCAGGTGCTGTTGCTAAACAAGCACCTATTTCTAAAACAGGAACATTAGGAAGACAAATTGATGAAGAAGGTCTTGACCTTGACGAACTTAGAAAAGCTTATAAAGTACCTAGTCAAAGAAAAGAACAACCTGATATATTAAAACAAGCTGCCAAAGATTTAGACGAAGGTAATATTACAAAAGAAGAATTTAATAAACTATCTAAAGAATACAATCCAATTATACCTATTACAGAACTTCCAGAAGTTCCTTCATTTAAAAGAATTGAAGCAATTATAGCTGGAAACAAAGCAATAGAAAAAGGAGTAGTAGGAAAAACAATAAACCCAGAAGATTTGGTTGGGCAAAGAGTTTCTACACGTTTAGATATACCAGCTTACAATGACTACGATACATGGGTTGTTACTTTTCACGAGCCTAATGCAGGGAAAGTATTTGGATATGGTCAAACAGCCGCATTAAAAAATGTTAAATTTCATTTGCCAGAAGAAGTAGGTAAACAAACAAAAGGATTAAAGATTGCACAAGGAGGAGCTAAAACACCTTATGCTGCAATGGAAGGCGACTTTGTTAATTTATCTACAGATAAAGCTATGGCATTAGCTGGAAGGGAACTTAACAATCCTGATTCTGAATGGATACAAGTAGGATTAAATCCAGGAAGACACAGTTATTTTTATGATAAAGCTACTGGTGACCCTGTTTTATATGCTGATGAATTAATTCAAGTAGGTCCATTAGTATTAGCGCGAAAGCCAGTAATGGGAAATATGGCAGATTTTACGTTTAAATCTGGAGGTAGTATAGAGAGAAACCCATATGGAACTAACTATCAAAGGATGATATAATTGTTATACGAAGAATTACAAAAAGAATTACAAAAAGAAATAGAAAATATAAAAAATTCCCTTGCATATGGAGCAAGTTCGGATTATGCTAGTTATCGTGAGCAGGTAGGTAGGATTGCAGGAATAGAAACTTCTATTAACTTAATCAAAGATTATTTGAAAAAATATATCGAAGAGGAGTAATAAATGCAATCATATACTAATGCGTTGAAAAATGACGAGTGGATTACCGATGCTGAAGTACCAGACCCTAACCCGTTACCCGAAGTTCCAGGTTACCATATTCTTGTACGTCCAGTATCCGTTAAGTCTGCTACTAAGGGAGGGATTATTCTTCCTGACTCAATTAAATCGGACATGGCTTACCTTACAACAGTTGGTCGTGTTCTTAAAGTAGGCACTCTTGCCTATGCCGATGACAAGTTCAAAGGCAGACCGTGGTGTAAGGAGGGTGACTATGTTTGCTATGGAAAGCATACTGGCAATAAGTTTTTCTATAGAGGCGTACAACTCTTGCTTATATTTGATGATGACGTTAAAATGGTAGTGTCAGATTCAAAAGACCTAGACCCAACGTACAATCTTTCTAACTAGATTTGTATAAATAATAATAATACTATATAATATACTATTATTGGCGTAACTCGTCTGTATCGCTATGGACGTAAAACAGGAGAAAAATAAATGAGTGACGAATGGGCAACCATCACACCTACTAAAGGTGAACAAAAAGAAGAAGTTGAATTTGAAATTGAGGGCCAAGAGGAGGACAATGAACAACTTCAACTTGAATTGGAAGACAATAAAACAGAAGATAAAGAACTTCCTAAAAAAATCAAGGCGCAAGAGGAAGCTTCGGAAAGCGAAGAGCAGAAGGCTTTAGAAGGCGTAGAAACGTCAGGCGCACAAAAAAGAATTAGACAATTAGTTCAGCAAAAGAAAGAGCGTGAAGCTGAAATTGAAAAACTAATTGAAGAAAATAAAAAGGTGCAGATGCGCCTTCAAGAAAGAGAAGAAGAATATAAAAATCTTTTAAATACAAATACAGAGACAAATGAACGTCAAGTTCAAGAACGTCTTGAGTTAGCAAGAAACGCATATAAAAATGCGCTAGAGTCTGGAGATACAGACCAGATTATTAAAGCACAAGAAATTTTAACTAATGCGCAACAAGATAATTCTAAAATTGCTGACTTTAAAAAAGAATTAGAAAAATATAATTCTTCAACTAAACAAGAAATTGAAGAACAACTTAATAAACCATCTTCTAAATATAGTAAGATAGCCGAAAGAAAAGCATATGCTTGGGCTAATCAGAATGATTGGTTTAATCAAGATAGAATCTTAACGGCAGCGGCCTTAGAGTTTGATAATCAAGTTCAAGAAGAAGGCTATGACCCAGAAGATGATGATTATTATGAAGAAATTGATCGCCGTATGGCAGAACAGTTTCCACAAAAGTTTAGCCAACCTGTACAACAGGAAGCTGAAAACCCCCGTCCGAAGGCAACGTCATCGCCCTCTCAAGTGGTAGCAGGAGCTTCGCTATCTCCTAAA